TATGCCGTTTGAAACCCCTTCGCTGCCGGTGCTGATCAAACGCACCCAAAGCGACCTGGCCGGCGATTCGCTGCGCCAGTCCGATGCGCAAGTGCTGGCCCGCACCCTCAGCGGCGCCGCGTATGGTCTGTACGGCTACCTCGACTGGATTGCCGAACAGATCCTGCCGGACACCGCCGATGAGTCGACCCTTGAACGCATCGCTGCGCTGCGTCTGAACCAGCCGCGCAAACCCGCGCAAGTCGCCAGCGGCAGCGTCAGTTTCAGCGCCACGGCCGGCGCGCTACTGGACGTCGACACGCTGCTGCAATCAAGCGATGGCCGTACCTATAAAGTCACTAGCGCACGCACCGCAATTAACGGCAGCAACACCACGACAATCGCAGCGCTCGAGGCCGGCAGCCTTGGCAATGCCGACGCCGGGCTGGCGCTGACGCCGGTGCAGCCGATCGTCGGCGTGGTCGGCAACAGCTTCGTCGTGCTCGTACCGGGCCTCAGCGGCGGCGTCGCGCGGGAAAGTCTCGAATCGCTGCGCTCACGGGTGATTCGCTCGTACCGGATCATTCCCCACGGCGGCTCGGCCGACGATTACGAAACCTGGGCGCTGGAAGTGCCCGGCGTCACCCGCGCCTGGTGCCGCGGCGGCTTTCTCGGCCCCGGCACCGTCGGCGTGTACATCATGCGTGACGACGATCCACAACCGGTGCCCAACGCCGAGCAACTGGCGCAGGTGCAGGCGTACATCGAGCCGTTGCGCCCGGTGACCGCCGAGGTTCATGTCCGTGCGCCGATTCAGGTGCCGGTGACTTATCGCCTGAAGCTCACGCCGGACACCAGTGCCGTACGTGCAGCGGTCGAAACCCAATTGCGTGATCTGCACAACCGCGAGGCCGACCTCGGCGAGGATCTGCTGATCAGCCACATTCGCGAAGCCATCAGCAGCGCTGCCGGTGAAACCGATCATGTGCTCAGCGCCCCGGTCGCTAACGTCACCGCCAAGGACAGCGAGCTGCTGACGTTCGGAGGCTGCGTATGGGGGGCATAAGAACCGCCGCGCAATACCAGGCGCAATTGCGCGCCTTGCTGCCCAGCGGCCCGGCGTGGGACCCGGAACGTGTGCCGGAGCTCGAAGAAGTGCTGCAAGGCGTCGCCGTCGAACTGGCACGGCTCGACGCGCGCGCCGCTGACCTGCTCAACGAGATGGACCCGGCCGGCGTCAGCGAACTGGTGCCGGACTGGGAGCAGGTGATGAACCTGCCCGACCCGTGCCTGGGCGCCACGCCGCTGTTCGACGACCGCCGCCTCGCGGTACGTCGCCGCTTGCTGGCGGTGGGCAGCCAGGCTGTCGGCTACTACCTCGACATCGCCAAAAGCCAGGGCTACCCCAACGCCACCATCACCGAACACGAAGCCCCGCGCATGGGCCGTGCCCGTTTCGGCTCGGCGCATTGGGGCACCTGGGAAGCGCAATTCATGTGGACGCTCAACACCGGCGGCCGCCTGCTGCTCGGCCGGCGTTACGGCGCGAGCTACTGGGGCGAGCGCTTCGGCGTCAATCCCGGCTCGGCGCTGGAATGCCTGATCCACCGCAGCGCACCGGCGCATACCAAGGTGCACATCAATTATGACTAGGGAGGGATGAGGGATGGATTATCCGAACAGTGTGCCGAGCGCCGGTCTGGTGAATGGCAAGTTTGTCGATGAAAACCCGCTGACCGGAACGCCGGGGTCGTTGATTCCGGCGGATTGGGGTAACGGGGTCACGCTGGAAATTCTCAACGTGATCAATGCCGCAGGGATTACGCCGGACGAGAAGAAATACGATCAGTTGTTGCAGGCGATTCAGAGCGTTGCGGCCAAGGGCTGGAATCTCGATTCGGCATTGCCGATTGGCGCGTTGCCAACCGCTACAGTCGCAACAACAGACGGGCGACTGCCTATCACCCCGACTGCGGTTGCCACCAGTGGCGGTCGGGTATCGATTCTTTCCGGCGTCCTGCTCAGCCTGGGTCAAGAGGTGCTGGCTGGCCAGTTGGGTCGTCTGCGCACGTTTACGACACAAGCCTGGAGCAGTGCCGACCTGTCGCCGAACACGGGTTACTTTTTGCGCGCGCAAGTGGTGGCTGGCGTGCTGACCTTCTATATGCAGCGCGGCACGATTTATGACGCTGCTCCGGAAGGTTTGAAGGGCACGATCAATGGTGCGGCCGGCGGTGGTTTTCAGTCCACGCCGCTGGATCTCTGTCTGGCGTGGGTGGTAACGACCGGCCCCGGTTCGGTACCGATTGTCCGGCCGATCTATAACCGCGGGCGCCTGTCGTGGACACAGACGGTCAACGGCAATGGTGTGGTGTATCTGCCGCTGGACCCGCATGCCCGGGCCGCGCGTCTGGTGGTGGGCAATCCGACGCCGCATCCGACGGGTATTACTGCCGTTACATTTGCCCCAGGGGGATGGTTGGGCGGTAACTACAGTTTTCTGAATCCGACTGTTAATTACGCAAACAATTGGGATGGTTGGGGAACAGCCGGGGCATCGGTGGGGATTTTTACCAGCAATGTCGTCAACGACACGACAGTTTCAACGCTCACGGCGAGCTTCGATCATTCCGAATTGCGCTCGCTGTGGCAGGTTTATCAGGCCGAACACACCTATAGCGCAGGGAACGCCGCCAGTGATGAGTTGTTGTTCGGTATGGGAATAAAAGGTTTTTCGCAGGCTGATTATTCAAATGGCATCGCCATCAATTTTGCCTCCGCGGTGAATGTCCATTTGTCGTGGGAGTTGATCCGATGATCATCATTCAAGAACTGCATCAGTTCGAAGATGGCTTGCGGGCAGCGCGACCTTCTCCTGCACATGAGTGGGACGGTGAAACGTGGCAGCTGAATGCGGCCAGAGTTGCCGAGCTGGAACTGCAGGAAGCTGAAAGCCTCTGCAGCAAAATCGACACCGCCGCTGACAGCGCCCGCGCCACACTGGCCGGCGACCCGCTCAAGGCCATGGAATACGCCCAGGCCGCCGCCGACGCGCAGGCTTATCAAGACGCCGGCTACCCGAAAAAGGAAGTTCCGCTGTCGGTCGCAGCCTGGGTCGTCAAAGGCCGCACCGCGAAACAGGCAGCCGAGCAGATTCTCGCCAAGGCCGATCAACTCACCGACCACTTGTTGGGCCTGCGCACTTTGCGCCTTAAAGCCAAGGCGCAGATCCGAGCGGACGCGGGCAAGGGCAAGATCGATCTGGCGCGCAGTGCTGCCGATGATGCGTTAGTGGCGATTCGTGACCTCGTCAGCGCTATTTCCAGCTAGACCCCAAGACTCAGTTCGTCGTCACCCGAGCCCACTTCAACGTGGGCTTTTTTTATTTCGCACACAGACCGCCACGGCGACCGGCCCGACGCGGTTCATGTGTCATTTACCAGAGAAGCAATAACCCATGGACTATCCAAAAAGCGTCCCCAGCGTCGGCCTGGTCGATGGCCGTTTCGTCGATGAGAACCCGGTGGCGGGCACGCCCGGTTCGTTGATTCCGGCGGCGTGGGGCAACAGCGTCACGCAGGAAATTCTCAACGCGATCAAGGCTGCCGGATTGACGCCGGATGAAGCCAGAACCGATCAACTGGCGACGGCGATCGGTGCCTTGGTCGATTTCACCAGACTGAAGAACACCCCGACGACTTTGAGTGGCTACGGCATCACGGATGCGGTGGGACGGCTGTTGGCTGTTCGGCAGATCGAGACGGTAGGGATCACGTTGTATGTGCCGAATCCGAAAGCCAAACGCATTCGCGTGCGATTGGTCGGCGCGGGAGGATCTGGCGGTGGTTGCGCGCCGGTGCCGGCCGGCAGCCAGATCCTCGGTGGTGGAGGTGGCTCAGGTGGCTATGCAGAAAGCCTGTATGACGTGACGGCGCAAATGTCCGCCGGGGTGCCCGTCTCTCTGGGGGCGGGTGGTGCTGTCAGCAACAGCACAGGCATGTCGGGAGGCGGCGCATCTTTTGGCGCTTACATGAGCGTTTCAGGAGGCGGCGGCGGGCAAAAGCTCGCCATTGTCGTCACGGGCACATCATCCGGTTTCATTCAAGGTGGCGTAGGCGGGACGGTAACGGGCGGCAATCTTTGCAATGCTCGGGGTGTTTCAGGCGGATTTGGCATGAGCAACGCCAATTGGGGTTTGCTCTCCGGTTGCGGAGCGGCCAGTGCCTTTGACGGAGGCGGTCCGTTCACGGGCTCGAACACCAACGGCAGCGCCGGTATCCGTGGCTCCGGTGGCAGTGGTTCATGCTCGGTCAACGCAACGGCCTCGGTGGTGAGCGGTGCCGGCGGCAACGCCTTCTGTGAAATCTGGGAGTACGAATAATGGCTATTTATGCTCGGGTTGAAAACGGCGTGGTGGTCGAACGGATCGACACCGGTAACTACGCCATCAACCAGTTGTTTGCACCGTCCTTTGTCGAGTCGATGGTTCTGATTCCAGATGACCGACAAATCGAAATCGGCGCGTCGCTCGACGCGCTCGCGGCCGCAGATGAACCATTGCCGGCAGCGCAGAATTCGCTGCTCCTGCAGGCTTCCATCGGTGCGGAAGCCGAATCCTCGACATCCGCACGCGCTTGGCGCCAGGCGTCGCTGGCAGCGACCGAATGGCTGGTCACTCGTCATCGTGACGAGCAGGCGCTGGGACGCGGCACCCACCTCCAGGCCGCGCAATATCTGCAACTGCTCGAATACCGCCAGGCGCTGCGTGACTGGCCCGGTTCGCCAGGCTTCCCGGCGATGGATTCCCGGCCGGCAGTGCCGCAGTGGCTGACTCATTCGATCGATTGAGTCGTCGCACAATTTCAATCAAGGAGATGAACATTGGACTATCCCAAAAGTGTGCCCAGTGTCGGGTTGGTCAATGGCCAATTCGTTGATGAAGACGTAGTTGCCGCAACCCCCGGCTCGCTGATCCCGGCGGCATGGGGCAATGGTGTGACGCAGGAGATTCTCAACGTCGTACAGGCGGCGGGAATGACACCCAGCGAGGCATCCAATAATCAATTGTTGGCCGCGTTGCGCAGCGCGTCGCTGTTCACCAGCGCTGCGCAGTTTGACAGTGGTCGGTCGGTGGCAACCACCGAATTCGTGCAGCGAGCACTGGGCAGTTACGCCAGCGCGCGGGGCATTGCGGGTGCTGCGCAATTGACGGCGGCCGATGTCGGCTGCTCGATCGGACTGGGTGGCAATGCCGCCTACACCGTGACGCTTCCGGATGCTGCTGCGGTGCCGAGTGGCGCCACCATCAGCTTGCATTGCCGCAACAGTGCGGCGGTTACGGTGGCCAGTAAAACAGGCACGCAGATCAGCCCTCAGGGGGCGTATCTGGCGTCGATTGTGATGAACAGTGGTGAGAGCGCGAATTTTGTCAGGGAGTCGGGGGTGTGGGTGATGTATGGCACCGCCGGCATCAAGTATTCAGCTGCCTTCGGTGCCCAGATGAATTCGCCGGGTTATCAAAGACTGCCCAGCGGTTTGATTACGCAGTGGGTGGTCGGGGCTTCTGATGCCAACGGCAATATGACGCTATCGCTGCCAATCAGGTTTCCTTCGTCCATTTTGGGTGGCATCGCCAACGAGGCCAATCCGGCTGGCTGGAGTGCCAGCAATGCGACCGTTTGGGCATTGGACGTTGGGGCTTCGACAACATCGGTTGTGGTCGCGCGCGTGAGGAATATCGACCCGACCGGAATAAAGCCGTCGTCGGGTATTTCAGGTCGCGTGTTGGTCTGGGGATATTGAAATGACTATTTACTTTTACGCTCAGACCCTCGGTTTCGACCGGGTCGACGGTTCGCTGATCGAAGTGCCCGAGGGCGCGGTGGAAATTACCCAAGCGCAATATGCCGAGCTGTTTGCCGGGCAGGCAGCCGGTAAAAGCATCAGCGCCAGCGCCACTGGCCAGCCTGTGCTGATCGATCCGCTTATCTCTCCAATCGCCCTCGCCAACCGGGAGCGCGCCTGGCGCAACCAGGTGCTTCAGAGCACCCAATGGCTGGTTTTGCGTGATGCCGAAGAACTCGAAACCGGTGAAGGCACGACCCTGCGCACCGAAGAGTTCAAGCAACTGCTTGCCTATCGCCAGGCGCTGCGCGACTGGCCCGATCAGCCTGAGTTTCCGGATGCGCATTCGCGCCCGATTGAACCTGACTGGCTCGGCGCTCTGACTTTATAAGGAATCAATCGTGGACTACCCGAAAAGCGTTCCCGGCGCGGGCCTGGTCAACGGCAAGTTCGTTGACGAGGACGCCGTCGCCGGTACACCCGGCTCGCTGATTCCAGCGAGTTGGGGCAACAGCGTTACCCAGGAAATACTCAGCGCGATTACCGCAGCGGGGCTGAGCCCGGACGAACAGCAGACAGATCAATTGGCTCAAGCGATTCGGCAACTGTCCAAGCCAGATCCGATGCAACAGTTTCCGGTGCAGGTTTACCGCAGGAATCTGCTGATCAATGGCGGATTTGATATCTGGCAGCGCGGGACAACAAATCAGGCACCGAATGTCGGCGGCTACGTGGCTGATCGTTTCCGTTGTGACTGGAACGGCAATGCTGCGGTGAATATTTCTCGGCAGGATTTCGCGCCAGGCCAATCTGAAGTGTCGGGCGAGCCCGCTTGTTTTTTACGTTGGCAGCAGACAACAGCCGGTGTCGGTTCCACTGAACACAAAATTTCTCAATACATCGAGTCGGTCAGAACACTGGCCGGTAAAACCGCCACCGTGACCTTTTGGGCGCGCTCCGATGCTACGCGGCCGCTAAAGGTATCCATAACCCAGTACTTTGGAACGACGGGCTCGGAGCCGGTGGTGAAAGCGATTGAGGTTTTTCAGTTGACCACAGCCTGGGCCAGATATACGGCCACGTTTCAAGTTCCCGTCATCGCCGGAAAAATGCTTGGTACCAATGATTGCCTGAGACTGGCTTTCGATCTTCCACTGAACGTGGTGCAAACGGTTGACCTGGCGAGAATCCAGTTGGAAGAAGGACCGGTTTCCACGCCGTTCGAATACCGTCCAGCTGCGGAAGAACTGATGTTATGTCAGCGCTACTACGAGAAGTCGTTCGCGAACCGTTTGCCAGTCCGTGCGAATAACGGCCCAAGTACCTGTATTGCCACGTTCACACAGGCCGCCGCCGCCAACTCCGGTCAATACGGGATGGCTGTCAGCATGCTGGTCCAGAAGAGAGTACAGCCTACGATCACCCTGTATTGCCCTGGCGAGGCCAGCAATCAACTCTGGAGCAATGCACTCGGCAAGGCTTGTACCGGTTCGATTGTGCAAAGCGTGACCGAGAGAAGCTTCGCTTTGGGCACAGTGACACCGGTCGGAAGCCTACCCGGGCAAGTTCTGCAAATCGAGTGGACGGCGGATGCCGAGATTTAGGAGTGAATAATGAGTTATCAACTGACAGCGTGCGGCGTACTAAGGCTGAGCGATGGAGCGCATATTCCGCCAGACCCTTTCAACCGCGACTGGTTTGAGTATCAGGCGTGGCTGTCCTCGGGCGGACAAGCGCTGCCAATGGACGAACTACCTGGCGCGGCCGGAACCCTGAAAACTCTGGCAAATAAATGGCTGGCAGGTATCACTGGCCAGCCGTGATTCAATCAGGATCAATCCAGGGAGGATCAAGCATCATGCAAATAACCGAAAACAACCTTATCGACATCATGCCCAACGCCCGCTCCCAAGCGGGCGTTTTTGTTTCTGCACTCAACAGCGCGATGGCTCGCCGTCATATCGACTCGCCCAAACGTGTCGCGGCGTTTCTCGCGCAGGTCGGCCACGAGTCCGGGCAACTGCGTTACGTACGCGAACTGGGCAACAACCAATACCTGAGCAAGTACGACACCGGCACGTTGGCGCTGCGCCTGGGTAACACGCCGGAGGCTGACGGCGACGGGCAAAAATACCGAGGGCGCGGGTTGATCCAGATTACTGGCCGTTCGAATTACCGCCAGTGCAGTCTTGGGTTGTTCGGCGATGAACGTCTGTTGTCCCTGCCCGAACTGCTTGAACAGCCGCAATGGGCGGCCGAGTCTGCGGCATGGTTCTGGGAGCAGAAGGGCCTGAATGAGCTGGCCGATCGTGACCAGTTCAACGTCATCACCCGACGCATCAACGGCGGGTTGAACGGTTTGCAGGATCGCCTGGACATCTGGGCGCGGGCGAGGGCGGTGCTATGCCAATCCCCTGGCGAATGATTGGCGTTGTATGGCTGGCCGCCGCTGCTTTTGCAGTGGCCTGGCAAATTCAGGACTGGCGTTACGGGCGGCAGCTGGCCGAGCAGTTGCGGTTAAACGCTGAATCCGTCAATCAACAGAACCTGGCCGCCGCTACTGCACAACAGGCCGAGCAGGATAAACGCCAGGCGCTTGAGCAGCGCCTCGCGGCCAGTGAACAAACCCATTTTCGAGCGCTGAGCGATGCCCAACGTGATCAGGATCGCCTGCGCGATCGTCTTGCTACTGCTGATGTGCGCCTGTCAGTCCTTCTCGACGCCGGCGACGTTGCCCAAGGCTGCAACCTGCCAGCCACCGCCGGCGCCGGCGGCGTGGATCATGCAACCGTACGCGCCCGACTTGACCCGGCGCATGCTCAACGAATTGTCGCCATCACCGACAGCGGCGACCGCGGACTGATCGCCTTGCAGGCCTGTCAGGCGTATGTCAGAGCGCTGGCGCCTGCACATTTTGAATGATTGTGTGTATTGAAAGAGCAACCGGCTCGTGTACGGTGGTACGCATTCCACACGATCCGGAGTGCGCCGTGAAAGAGATCACCCAACTGGCCGCCGAACTTGGCCGACGTCTGCAAGTGCTCAACGCTCATGTGACCACCGCCGAGTCCTGTACCGGTGGCGGTATCGCCGAAGCGATTACCCGGATTCCGGGGAGTTCGGCGTGGTTTGAAGCCGGTTACGTGACCTATTCCAACCGGCAGAAGACCCAGCAACTGAATGTGCCGGCCGAGCTGTTCGAGACGGTGGGTGCGGTCAGTCGCGAGGTGGTCGAGGCGATGGCACGTGGCGCGCAGGACAAGAGCCTGGCGCGATTTGCCGTGGCGGTCAGCGGGGTGGCCGGGCCGGACGGCGGCTCGCCCAACAAACCGGTCGGCACGGTGTGGCTGGCATGGGCAGTGGGCGATGCGGTTTCCAGCGAGGTTCAGCACTTTCCCAGCAACCGTGACGAGGTCCGCCGACAAACGGTGAGGGCCGCGCTAGAGGGGCTGTTGCGACTAGCGGCACGAGAAATCGAAAATCAGGGGTAGGCGATCTTCGAACGCTGTGGAATAATACTGGCTACTTATACAGGTGTTGGCCGTCA